TTGATGTGAGGGGCATCAACAAACTATGTCGACAGTTCAAGGAGGACAGGAGGCAGTTGTGGCAACAAATCGATGCATTAACTGCCAGTGACGTAGATATCTAGAAACACATCAATATTTGGCCTGGCAATAGTTTGATCTGTTAGATGGTGCATCTGGCATTACCAGCGCTTCCGATAGTGCATAGCATTTCGTCACCAACTTACCCAACGGTGACGAACATGACGAATGCGGCAGTAGCAAAGTCCACGAAAGAGGCGGCCGCCCCGATCCTTCCGGTGCTGCCGGCGATGGGCCTGTCCAAGTGGGCCCAGATTGCACCCTTCATCCCCTGCTGCCGCGAGACTTGGCGCAAGCTGGTCCTCGCCGGCAAAGCGCCCCAGGCGATCCGCCTGTCCGACAACTGCACGGTCTACAAGAACGAGGAAATCCACCGCTACCTTGCGGATCCGGTCGGCTATCGGCAGGAAGCGGCGTGATATTCGGCGCCAGCTGCCGTTGGATCGCGCGTGAAAATATTTTCCCGGTGCTTGATGCGCAAATTTACCTATTTAGCTAGCATGCCCGTCAAGTATCGCTGAATGCATGCACGTCGAATCATCAACGACGTTTTTGAAGGGTACCCCGCAGTGGGGAAGTGTAGGTGCGCCGTCCCTTCCGGCAAACCGATCCGGCTGATTACCGGCACTTCCCCAGTGCGGGGTTTTTTGTTGCCTAGTTAGGAATGCTTGGCAAGTTATGGGCAGAGGTGGGAAGCATGAGAAAACTCGATCTTGTGACCGATGCTATGTCGGACGCGGTGAGGGAGTGTCAGATTGAAGAGACTCGCATAGCGTTGGACCACGCGACATCTCCCGAGAGCCGCGCCGCGCTTTGGGCTCAGATGCGCTCGTTGATCTTGGCGCGCTCGCCTGCCCAAGTCGAACGCATGGAAAAGTCGATGGGGCTTCGGTAGTGGCCGCCGATTGGATTGAGGCGCGACTTCGATACGTTCCGTTCGCATCTCCTGTTTCTCGCATGCGGGAAATGAACCGACGCCCGTCCGAGAGAAATGATTTCCGCATTACGAAGGATGGTGGGAAGCTGATCCCAATTCTAGTACGACGGAGAAGTCGTGAACGCTGTTCAGTTACCTATTCCCCCAATTTGTCGCTCGCGGCCCTATCCGGACTGCTGCAGCGGACAGAACACTTACTCAAGCTGAGCCGATGAAATCGCTCCTTAAACGTGTCCTGATTTGGGCATACAGCGCCGGCATCCTGTCGCTGCAAACTACGCAGAGAGTCTACGACTTCTGCCGTCTGTCGAGGCACTGATGGCCGCCACCGATTACCTGCTCGATCTCGGGCACCCCGTTGCCTACTATCCGGGCCTAGTGAAGCACCTCGGTAGCGTCAATGCCGTCCTGTTCTTCAGCCAGATTTTCTATTGGCAGGACAAGGCTGCTTCCGAGCTTGGCGTCTACAAGACCGTCGAGGAGATCGAGGAAGAGACCGGCATGACGTACCGGGAGCAGGTTACTGCGCGCAAGCAACTGGTCGAACGTGGCGTGCTCGTCGAGACAAACAAGCGACTTGAGCACCGCGTCTACTACCGGATTGACCTCGTTAGCCTGAACGAAATGTTGGAATCCGCGAAATGCGGAAAGCGCATTTCGGGGGAGGCGGATTCCGCAGTCCGCGGGGCAACGAAAGCGCAAGTCGTTAATAAGACAAAGACTACTACAGAGACTACATCAAAGAGTACGGCTGACGCGTCAGCCAAGCGCGATGTCGTCGACGCAAAGTTCGATGAGGCGTGGCGGAAATATCCGAAACGTGAAGGCTCGAATTCGAAGCAGGCCGCGCTGCGGGCATGGAACGCTCGGATCCGCGAAGGCATCGATCCGAACGTGCTGGTCGCAGCAGTGGGCGCCTACGCTGCTGCGATGCAGGCTGCGGGGAGTGTGGGTACACCCTACGTCAAGCAAGCGTCGACGTTCTTCGGGCGTGATCGGCATTTCGAGGAGTTCGCCGGGCCGAGCAAGGGAGGCGATCTGCTCGACGAGGCTGCGGTGCCGTGGTGGCGGGCAGCCGGTTTCGCGAAGGAGTACGAGGCCACGAACGCCGGCTGCAGCGAGCGCTACGCGCACCTCTGGCGCGACGGCGAGCGGATTCCGGACGCTGAGCGTCGCGCGATGGCTGGGGTGCCGCGATGAACGCGCGCGACCGCTTCATGGGGAAGGTCCAGCCCGTTCCGATCTGCGGCTGCTGGATCTGGGATGGCTACGTCGATTCGAAAATGGGATACGGCATGTTTTGGATGGACGGAGCGATGCGATTGGCACACCGTGCAGCGTATGAGCTGTTCTTCGGAGCGGCCCCTGGGGACCTGCATGTTCTGCACCGCTGCGATATCCCCTCGTGTGTGAATCCGGACCACCTTTGGCTGGGAACGAACGATGACAACGTGCGCGACAAAGTGCAAAAGGGGCGTGCGGCACGCGTGCGCGGCGTTGAGCATCACGCAGCGAAGCTCAACGACGATGTCGTGCGCTTCATCCGGGCATCCTCTCAATCGAGTCGCTCCTTGGCCCGCTCGCTGAATGTCTGCCGCTCAACGATCCAATACGTTCGAAAGGGGCGACTTTGGGGGCATGTGCAATGAACGCACGCGAACTCAGTCAGGAAATGGCCGAAAACGCAGTCTCGATCGTCGAGCACCTGTTCCCTAACGGGAAAAAGGTGGGCCGGGAATGGAAAATCGGAAGCACGGCTGGAGAAGCTGGGGCGAGTCTGTCGATCTGCATTTCAGGTGCAAAGCGCGGTGTTTGGAAGGATTTCAATAGCGGGGAGTCCGGAGATCTCTTGGACATTTGGTGCGCGTGCCGCGGCGTGTCGATCGCGGATGCGATGCGCGAAGCCAAGCGCTACCTCGGGATTCGCGACGACATGCCCGTCCGATCGGCGCCGACGTACAAACGCCCTGAGCGCCCGAAAGGAAGGGTGCAGGTCGAGGCGGTGTCGCCGGTCGCCGAGTGGTTCGCCTCGCGCGGTCTGAGCGAGGAAACGCTCAAGGCGTTCCGCATCGCGGCGCAATCGCGCAACGGCGCGCACTACGCGGTTTTCCCGTACCTGCGCGGCGACCTCGAACTGATCAACGTCAAGTACCGGAACGTCGCGGACAAGAAGGATATGCGCCAGGAAGGCGGCGCCGAGCCGTGCCTGTTCGGCTGGCACCTCGTGTCGCCGAAGCAGCGCTCGATCGTGATCGCAGAGGGCGAGCTCGACGCGATGGCGCTGTACCAGATGGGTTTCTCGGCACTGTCGGTCAACGCCGGCGCCGGCAATCACCAGTGGATCGACAGCGACTGGTCGAGGCTTGAGCAGTTCAGCGAGATTTTCCTCTGCTACGACAACGACGACGCCGGGAAGAAGGGCGCCCGCGAGGTTGCGAACCGCCTGGGCCTCGAGCGCTGCCGGTGCGTGACGTTCGACGAGGCGAAGGACGCGAACGACTTCCTGCTGTCCGGCGCGACCCAGGAGGATTTCCAACGCTGCATGGACGCCGGCCGGACGTTCGATCCCGACGAGCTGAAGTCGATCTCGGAGTTCTGGAGTGGTGTCAAGGCGCTGTTCTACCCGGCTTCCGACGAAGCGCACGACCCGTACCTGTCGTTCTGCGGGCAGAGCCAGATGTGGTTCGAGTTCCGTCAGGGCGAGATCACAGTCTGGTCCGGCTACAACGGGCACGGGAAGTCGCTGTTGCTCAACCAGGTGCTGCTCGGCCTCATGAACCAGGGCGAGCGCGCTTGCGTGTTCTCGGGCGAGATGACGCCGGTTCGGCAGGGCAAACGGATAGCGAAGCAACTGGGCGGTATGGATCGACCGACGCCGGAATACCTCGACGCCATGGCCGAGTGGCTGCGTGACCGGATGTGGTCGTTCGCCGTCGTCGGCACCGCGTCGATCGAACGCTTGCTCACGGTGTTCACCTACGCCTACAAGCGGTACGGGATCCGCCACTGCGTGATCGACAGCCTGATGATGACCGACGTGCAGTCAGACGGCCCGGGCGCCATTACCGCACAGAAGGACGCCATGCGGATGCTGGCGAACTGGGCTCGAGCGAACGGCACACACGTGCATCTCGTCGCGCACCCGCGGAAGGGGCAGGACGAGAAACACATCCCTGGCAAGCAGGACGTCGCCGGCGCCGGCGTGATCACCGACGCGGCCGACAACGTGTTCAGCGTCTGGTCGGCGCAGAAGCACGAGGTCGAGTACGGTGACGACGAGCCCGACGCCTACCTGCAGCTCCACAAGCAGCGCAACGGCGATGTGCAGCAGCGGAAGCTCGCGTTGTTCTTCAACCGCGCCGCGCAGCAGTTCAGCACCAGTTCGTACCGGCAGCCGCACGTGTATCTGCCGTTCCAGAAACCCTATGAGGAGCAAGCAGCATGAGTAAAGGTGATATCGAGCACGTCCGCGAACGGCGCCGTGCTCGGCAAAGCAACGTCAACTCGATGGCAA